GCTGTCGCGATTCCTTGAACCGTTCCTCTGGCGGTTTCCCCGCCCAAAACTGGGGCCGTAAAAGCCCCCGAATTGCCGGATCAATTTCATTTGAGAAAGGGGCTGATCTATGAGCCACGCCGCAACCCATTGGCTGGCAACAGTCCCGCCAAAAACCTTAACACACGGCGAGTTCAGGGTGCTTTTTCACCTCTGCGACTGCCACAACCCGTCACGCGGTTGTTTTCCCGCGCAAACGTATCTGCGCCAAAAAACGGGGGCCTCTAATGGCGGCCTCAACAACTGGCTGTCTGGGCTGGAAGAAAAGAATTTCATCCGTCGGGAGCGCATCATTGATCCCGTGACAAAGCGCCAAAAAGAGACGCGCTATACGTTCGCTTTTGAATTCGAGCTAACCGCATCAGGTGGTGAAAGAACGGAAGAAGAACTGCTGGCACCTCCAACTCCACCCAGTGGAGACGGGGTAGAAGGCACACCCGCCGCGCCGCCAACTCCATTCAGTGGAGCCGGAGCCGTCTCCACTTTTGGGGCAGACCCGTCTCCACTTATCGGCACTACCCGTCTCCAAATTGGTGGAGACGGTATAGATGAACCAGTAAAAGAACCTGTAAAGAACCATAACGCGGGCGAGCCCGCTGGGGGTTTTTCTGATTTATTTGAAAAGTTTTTCAGAAACTATCCGAACCCTGTGGAGCGCCGAAGCGCAGAGCGGGAATGGCGCAAGGCACTGGCCCGCGGGGCTGATGCCCTGAGCATTGTTGGTGCCGCCATGAATTATGCTGGGACCAAAGAAGTGAAGCGCGGGTTCGTCAAAAAGCCCGCCAACTGGCTCAGCTCGGATGCGTGGCGAGACCATGTCGGGCAGGTCGCCAGCACTCCCAGCAAAGCCGCGATCGATGCCACCACAGCATCCTTGATCAAAGGCGGAAACCGCACCGTGGCGCAGCAAGTATCCTCCCACCGCGTTTGTGAGTTGCTTCATGCCGGATTGATCACGGTCGATGACTGCCAACGGGCGGGGCTGCGGCTATGAGATCGCCTCACGACAACCCATCGGCCAATGGCACCGTTTTCGGCACCGCAACGGTCACCGTCGATCTCGACGCCGGTGATTGTGTGATCAGCGTGGCAGCCACCGGATACCGGCGCCACCAGCCACGGTTTCACAGCCTCGATGAAATCCAAGGTGCTTATCAGGTTCAGATCGGTTTGGCCGCCACCGCCCCGGTTGCCGGTGATATCGCCCGCGCCCTGAAATTTGCGGCCCAGCAATTGAAAAACCATCAAGAGGGAAAACAACGATGAGCATTGAATTTGGAGGCGCGCCAGCCATTGCCGCTTTAACCGCCAATGGGTCGGATGCCACCGCCGCAAAAACGGTCAAGATCCCGATGAAAGAGACCGCCGCCGACCGTGGTGTCACCGATGCTGTCTACCGTGTCAGTGCGGATGAGTTACGGGCCTTTGTCGAGCGGATCGAGCGTCTGGACGCTGAAAAGAAAGACCTCGCCGAGGCACAGAAGGAAGTGATGGCCGAAGCCAAGGGCCGTGGTTACGACACCAAGGCGCTGCGCAAAATTATTGCCATGCGCAAGCGTGATGCACAGGATCTCGCCGAGGAAGAGGCGGTTCTGGACATGTACAAAGAAGCGCTGGGCATGGGTTGATGGGGTGGGGCAAATGAATTTCTCCACCGAAGCCGATCTATGCCTCGCTTTCGCTGAAACCGTGCCCAGCGCTTGGACCATCTACAACGAGACCGCAGGGTTCGATATGGTGCTGGTTCATGCGAGCGGGGTACAGATAGCCATTGAGGCCAAGCTAAAGCTAAACCCCAAAGTTTTGGCCCAGGTGATCGAAACCAAACCTCATTGGAACTTCACCGGTCCCGACTTTCGCGCCGTTCTAATCGGCAACGATGGCAACCATGATCTGAGAACACTTGCGGCCGCGCTGGGCGTAACAGTGATGACGGTCGCTCGAAAGAATAAACATACTTCGTCCTATGGCAGTAATTCCACCAAAGTGGCCAAATTCTTCTCGCGGCCAAAGTTCCCGAAGGTTGAGCCTTTTAAGCAATGCAGCTGGGGCTCATTCATCAATTGGTTCGATCAGGTGCCAGCCCAGCGCGTTGCCCTGCCTGAGTACGTTCCAGATGTACCTGCGGGGGTAAGTGGCCCAGCCATTCTAGGGCCATGGAAAATCCAAGCGATTAAGGTTTGTGTATGGGTGAAGCGCACAGGCAGCATCACGCGCACCGACTTCAAGGCGCTGGGCATTGATCCGGGGCGTTGGATGACAGGCCACTGGCTGGAAAAAGGCAAGGCGCGCGGCAATTGGGTGGCAGGACCTGCTTTCCCGCTTGATCAGTTCAAAACGGTTCATCCGATGGTTGTCGGTAAAGTGATCGCTGATTTCGATAAATGGTCGGTTGAAAACGGATTGGTCGCGCTGGGCGATCAGGCGGTGCAATCATGAACAATCAAAGCCCAAGTTTTTCTCGCAAAATGTTATTGACCGACGCACTCATATTGCCCTCGGCTTTCAGCCCCTCAATGACTTCTGGGTCGAGCATGAGATTGACGCGGCGTTTGCGCTTGTTCGGTGGCAACGCTGGGCGGCCACGCTGGGCGGCTTTCAGGTCATCACCTGTGATGTCCCGAACTTCATCATCATCACCGATTAAGGGGGCAGCAACACTCGCATCCTTGGCTCTAATAGGAAAAGGTTCACCAGTCGCAAGTCGCGCAGAAACGTCGCTCATCCTAGAACGGGCTGAGCGCTTTTTGGGGTGGGATGTGGGTTTAGCTTTTTCCATAAAGAAGTTGCTCCCTTTTGTTGGCTTTACGCAAGCTGATCACGCGGAGGTTATCCCCACGATAACACCAAGCAATTACGCAAAGGCGGTTATGGATCGGGGCCAGAGTGACAAAACGAGTTTCGCCGTAACTGTTACGACTGTCCTCAATCGTCAAAGCCACGTCCCAGTCGATCAATGCGACGTCAGCAAAATCCAATCCACGCTGTTCAAGCGTTGTTGTGCGTTTCGCGTTGTCCCATTCGATTTCCATACATTAAACATACACACCTTTATTGATGGCGTCAATAAAGGTGTGTATGAAAAGTCGGTGATGGTATGAGCCAGGAGACTATGATGTCAGGGGGCCTGCGAATGAATGATCTCCTCCCTGCACTACCGGAATCCGTTGCCGAGATCGCCGAGGTCATCGGGCGCGAGAAAGCGCTTTATCTGATTGGTCGGCTCCCGAACTCTGGATCCCGCAAGTGGCGGCGGGTCGTCTACATTCCAAAATATCTGCCTGCCGATCACAGGCTGGTGGAATTGCTGGGTTGGAATGACGCCGCAAAGCTCAGCTACGCATTTGCCGGTATGATTTTACAGCCCAGCAACTGCCGTTTTCTGCATCGCGCCCACCGCAACCGCGAAATTCGCAGAATGGACGCCGAGGGCATGTCCGTCACCAAAATCGCCGATGTGGTCGAGCTGTCCGCCTACCGTGTCCGAGAAATTCTTGCCGATGGGCAATACGCAACAAAGGAGGCCACAAATGGCTGATCTAAAACTGGGTGATACGCCGCTAATCATTGCGCGGTGCGTCAAAGAAGGGGTGGAGCGCCGTGCGGCCGCCTATATTCTGGCCACCGCCTACTGGGAAACCAACCGTCAAATGAAGCCGGTGGTCGAAGCCTATTGGTTGCCCGAAAACTGGCGCAAAAAGAACCTGCGCTATTATCCATGGCATGGGCGCGGGTTTGTGCAGCTGACATGGGAGCGGAACTATCTGCATGCCGGGGATCAGCTTGACCTCGACCTCATCACTGATCCGAATGTGGCTTTGGATCCCGAAAAAGCCGCGCTCATTTTGGTGAGAGGGTCGGTCGAGGGCTGGTTCACAGGCCGTAAAATATCTGATTACATCACCGGCACCCGATCAGATTATGTTGGGGCCCGCGCGGTCATCAATGGCAAAGACAAGGCCGCCTCGATCGCAGCCATCGCTCGGGAATACGACGGTGATCTGGCCCGCATGGGATACGGGGGTGCCGCCCCCGCCCTGCCCTCGACCCGACCCATTCTGCAAATTGGCTGCAAAGGCGTTGTGGTTGCCGAACTGCAATCCGATCTTGCTGATCTCGGGTATTTCAGCGGGCGTTTGGATGGTGATTTCAGGCAGCTGACCCGTGCCGCATTGCTCGCATTTCAGGCCGACAATGATTTGGCGACAGATGCTGTTGCTGGGGATCAGACATGGGCGGCCCTCGCGAGTGCCACCCCGCGCCCGCTTCGGGCCGTAACACCGGAGCAAATCGACGCCGAAAGCGGCACAGCCAAAGACGCGCTGATGACCGCGCGGGTTGGCGATCTGATCGGGATCGGGGGCGTTGCCGGCATGGCGACCAAGGTGGCCGCCGCCAGTGCTGCCCTTGAGGGGGCCACAGGCGTTTTAGGCACGTTGTCCGCGACCATCATCAACTATTGGCCCGCATTGCTGCTGTCTGGGCTGTGCGTGGCCGCATGGGTGGCATTGCGGGCCTTGGGCCATACCACACGTCTCCGCCGCCTGCGTGATGCCCGTGAAGGTCGGAGCCTGGCACGATGATTGGCACAATTGCGCATATGTTCGCCCGATCGGTTTGGGGGCGCTACCTGATGATCGCTCTGGCCGTCCTTGCAGGCGTGAAGGTCTGGGGCGAGGTCAAAGAGCGAGACGGGCGGCGCAACGAACGGATGCGCCGATCCGTTGAAACAGTCAAATCCATGAGGAGGATGCAAGATGCAGGTGCCAGTGTTGCTACTGATCGCGGCTCTATTGTTAAACGGCTGCGTGAAACCAAGTTCTGAGGCTCTGCCGCCGGTGAAGGAATATTCACCACAGGTGCAAGCCAAAGCTGCTGACGAGCTCGAGGCATTGCCCGCGGGGGCGGTGTTGCCGCTGTTCATCGCCGATTATGCGGTGTTGCGGGCGCAGGTCAGAGCATTGATCAAGGGCGGTTTGCAGTGAATAAATCGCATGAAAAATGGGTCCTTCCTGCGGGGGGATGGCCGGTGGGTGCCATACATCGCATAAAAACACTTGTGAGTGGGGCTGCATCATCGCTTCGTTTCGCTGTGGAGAACGTCGATGACTGATCGCAAAACCGCCCGTAGGATCGAGAACATAGCGCTGGCCAAGCTCAAGCCATACGGCAACAATTCGCGCACCCATAGTCAGAAACAAATCAAACAGATTGTGGCCTCGATCAATGAGTTTGGCTTCACCAACCCCATCCTGATTTCACCCGACAACATGATCATCGCGGGGCACGGTCGGTTCTTGGCTGCCGAGATTATGGGGATGGCCAAGGTGCCATGCATCAGGCTATCCGATTTGTCGCCAGAACAAATCCGCGCCTATGTCATCGCCGACAACCAGCTGGCTTTACAGGCCGGGTGGGACAAGGATTTGCTGGCCCTAGAACTTGGTTCGCTGCGGCGCGCCGATTACGATCTAGGGGTTATCGGTTTCACAGATAAGGACCTCGAAAAACTTTTGGCGGACCCTACCGACCCCAAAGAATTACCCACCCCGCCCGCGCCGGATGAATTGGCCGTTGTGGTTTCCTGCAAGGACAGCGACGAGCAAGCCACAGCCTACGACCTTCTGGTGGCCGCAGGCTTTACATGCAGAACGGCGGCCTTGAAGGGCGTCGTAACGGTGGGCTGATCCCCATGAGCAGCGGCGAAACGCTGATCAGCGTAAAACAACTGGCCGCGCTCATTAACCTTACGGAGCGGCGCATCCAGCAATTGGTTCGGGAGGGTATTCTGGCCAAACGTGGGCGAGGGAAATATCCGTTGGCAGCCTCGGTGAATGCCTATTGTAGATACATGCAGGATGGCGGTCAGCCCGAGGGCCAAGCCGATTTCTATGCAGAGCGGGCGCGCAAGATGAGGGCGGATGCCGACATCTCGGAGATCGAGGCCGCCAAAGCCAAACGTGAGGTTTTTGAAGTCAACGATATGAAAGAAGCGATGGAGTTGATCGTGTCCGAAGTGCGGGCCAAGCTGTTGAACAACGCGCCGACCCGTATTGCCGCGCGGGCAAAATCAGCAAAGGGGGAAACCGAAATCAAGGCCATTGCCAAAGCCGAAATAACGGCAGCAATGCTGGCGCTCTCCCAAACTGACCCCAGAAAATTGCTGGGAACATAGCATGGGATTTAGCCCTGCCGCCGTCCTCATTGCACAAGCCGCCCTTGCGGCCCTCGCCCCACCCCCAGACCTCAAACCCTCGGAGTGGGCAGAGAAATCGGTTCACATCCCGATTGGCAATGCCATTCCCGGACTGATCAGTTTCGACAACGCACCGTATCAACGCGAGCCATTGGACATGACGGCGGATCCGTCCTGTCACCGGATCACTTTGAAGTGGGGGGCACAGGTGGGCAAGACTATGGTCGCGCTCTGCGCCCAAGGTTACCGCATCGAACATGATCCGGTTTCACAAATAATGATGCAACCATCCGAGGGCGATCTGCAGACTTGGCTGCAAACAAAATTCAACCCACTGATCGAAAGCAACCCCGAGCTTGAGAAGCGAATTGCTTCGCCTCGATCTCGCAAGGGCGTCAATAACACGCGGATGAAATCCTACCCCGGTGGCTTCATTATGTTCGCTTGGTCTGGCTCGCCGAAAACACAACGGGGTCGCTCCGCCCCCTTCATCGTTTGCGACGAAACCGATGGTTACGATCGCACCGCCGAAGGCCATCCGGTCTCGCTGCTCTGGCAACGGGCCGCAACCTTTGGGGATCAACGTAAACTATTAGAAATATCCACGCCTACAATCAGGGGTTTGTCGCATATCGATTCCGCATTCGAGCAAGGGGATCAGCGACAGTTTCATGTCGGATGCCCGCACTGCGGCGAGCCCCAGACCATTGAGTGGTCAAATGTAAAATGGGACAAGGACGATGACGGCACTCATTTGCCGGAAACCGCCTATTATGAGTGCCGCGCCCATGGTTGCATTTGGAGTGACTCCGATCGGGTTCTCGCCATCCGTCAGGCCGAAAGCCTTGGGCACGGTTGGAAGGCAAAGAAGCCGTTTCGTGGTCACGCCTCCTATCATCTTAGCGAGTTGTACTCCTGCTTTCGCAGCCTCGGAGATGTCGCCCAGTCGTTTCTGGAAAAGAAAGCCGCCGGTGATCTACAGACATTCGTCAATGTGTCGCTCGCCGAGTGCTGGGAGGAAGAGGCCGAAACACTTGCGGTTGATGATCTGATTAAACGTGTCGAACAATTCCCCGAAAAAATACCTATGGCCGTGGCGCTGCAAACCTGTGGTGTCGACATGCAAGAGGATCGGCTCGAGGTGGAACGGGTCGGTTGGGGGCTGGGCGAGGAAAGTTGGAGCCTTGAGTTTCAGGTGTTCTGGGGGGACCCGATGAAACCAGAGGTTTGGGGGCATCTCTTCGAGTATCTGGATCAAACCTTTGAACATGAATCTGGCGCTCAAATAAAAATTGCGGCAACCTGTGTTGATACCGGTGGCTCCGGTGGCCTCACCCAAGCCGCCTATGAGCAGCTGCGGGGAAAGCAGAGACGCAATATATTTGCAATCAAAGGCGGTGGTGGCTGGAACCGTCCGGTGGTTTCGGCGCCATCAAAATCTAGATCGGGGCGGCGTGGCAGACCCGTCACCCTGTTCACGCTCGGGGTCAACGATGCAAAACTGATTGTGTTGCGCCGCGCCAAAATGGATGTGCCGGGGCCCGGATATTGCCACTACCCCGTTGATCGGGATCCCGAATATTTCCACCAGTTAACCGCGGAACGGCTGGTCACCAGGTTTGTTCGAGGCTTTCCGGTGCGCGAATGGAAAAAAACACGGGACCGAAATGAAGCGCTGGATTGCAGGGTCTACGCCTATGCGGCCCTGAAAGTGCTGAACCCAAACATCCGCCTCAGATTAAACCGGCTCCGCCCCGATGACACGGTTGATGCTGGTGACAATGCTGAAGCGGGGGAACCGCCAGAGGAAGACGAGACAAAGCCCCGCAAGAATAGACGGCGAAGAGCCCGCCGCCCCCGTAGCAGAGGCTTGGGGACAAACAGCGACGGGTGGTAATTTTGCTCCAACAGTTTCCAACATCAATCACCGCCGGCCTCAGCCTTCGAGCGGATGTCGTCGCCACCAATTATCCAGCCCCCGAGTGGGAGCTGTTGGCCATTTTGCGTGGCCCCGCACAAATCGACCTCATGGCGGTTGCCGATGGAAGCGCGCATCAGTTCGCAGAAACGGCGGCCACCACCGCCGGCTGGATTGCAGGCCGATATGCGGTCTCAATTCGGGCGCGTTTGGGCGATGATGTCTATGAGGTCGAGGCCGGTGACTTGGTGGTCTCGGCCGATTTATCTGTTGTGACCGGCACCCACGATTCTCGGGGCCATGCCCAGAGAACCCTAGACGCCATCGAGGCCGTGATTGAGGGCCGCGCATCCAAGGATCAGGACAGTTACAAAATCAACGGGCGCGAATTGGTTCGAACCAACATCGCAGATTTGTTGATGTTGCGAAAAACATACAAAGCCGAGGTGGCGGCGATGTCATCCAATGGGCGGCACAAACGGTTGATGGGCCGCCAAGTCAGGGTGAGGTTCTAATGTTTGATTTCCTTAAGCGCGCCAACCGTTCAGCGCCGGAACGCTCCGAACCAAAATTTGCGGCGGCAGCCACCTCCAGTGCCCCCCCCAAAGCAGGAAAACGCACGGCGTCAATGCGTCCGGTTCGCGCGACACGGCACTATGATGCGGCGACCACGGATCGGTTGACGTCGAACTGGACAACAACACCGCTGACAGCGGATCAAATCATTGATCGCAACCACCGTGTTCTGGTTGCCAGATCCCGTGAGCAATCGGCATCCAATGACTACATGAAATCATTCCTTCGCCTGGCCGATCAAAACATTGTGGGTCATCGCGGCGTGGTGATGCAGGCACAGACGCGTGACCAAAACGGGGGCCTTGATCGCGCCGCGAATGAAGCACTCGAGGCGTGGTGGAAATGGTGGTGCCGTCCAGAAAATTGCGACGTCACGGGGCGGCGCAGCTTTCGCCGGATGTGCAAATCTGCTGTGGTTTCAGCCGCCAAAGATGGCGAGTTCATGATCCGCGAAATCAAAGGTCGTGCCGCGGGCCCTGCCCGATATGCGTTGCAAATTCTTGATCCGCAACGCTGCCCTGTTGATTACAATATCGAGCGGCTTGCGAATGGGCGGTTTGTGCGACAAGGCATCGAATTCAGCCGAGAGGGTCGCCCCCTCGCCTATTACTTCATGCGCGGCGACCCCGCCAATTCTGCCTACACCTTCAATGGACGCAGCCTCGATCGGGTGCCCGCCAACGAGATTATCCACGGGTTTGTTGAGGAAATCATCGGGCAACGTCGCGGTTTGCCTTGGGCGGCGACCTCGCTTTGGCGGCTGCATATGTTGAACGGTTTTGAGAAAGCCGCCCTCACCAACGCCCGAACCGGCGCGTCAGTTGGCGGCTTCATTCAATGGGAAGACGGAGCGGGGCCGGAACCCGATGATGAATTGGAAAACGAAGAGCTCTATATCGAAGCCGAGGGTGGCGTGTTTCAAGAACTGCCACCCGGTGCAAAGCCCGTCGAGTTCAAGGCCCAATATCCAAGCGGCGAGTTTGCGACTTTTAACAAGGCGATGTTGCGAGGCGCTGGTGCCGGCATGGGGGTCGCATATGTCAGCCTTGCCAATGATCTGGAGGGGGTCAATTACAGCTCGATCCGCCAAGGGGTTCTGGATGAACGTGACCACTGGATGGACCTTCAGGAGTGGTTGATCGAAACCCTTGTCGATCGCGTCTACCAATCAGCTTTGGAGCCCTCCCTTTTGTTGGGGCTTGTCACCCACAACGAAACACGGCTTCGCCCCGAACATATATCAAAATACCGCAACGTGCTTTGGCAGGCTCGGCGGTGGGCATGGGTTGATCCGACCAAAGACGTGAAAGCCGAGGTCGATTCCAAGAACAATCTTTTGACATCGCCCTCCGAGATCATCCGGCGGCGCGGCGATGATCCGGACACAGTTTGGCGAACCTATGCCTCTGACATCAAATCAATGCGGGATGCCGGCATCCCAGATGAATTTATAATGGCATCCGTTTTGGGGGTCCCCACGGCGCCCGCCCCCAACCCAAAGGAGACAAACGATGAAGATGATGATGAATAGTTTGGCACCGGCCAGCCTTGCATTGGTTGGCATGGCTTTGACCCGTTCGGTTACGCCGCAGCAAATCAACGAAAACCGTGGTGGTGGACCGCTTCGCCGACAAGCCGAGGTGCGCAATATCGACAAAGATGCCCGCACCGTCGAGGTCGCGTTCAGCTCCGAGGAACCGGTCACCCGATGGTTCGGTGATGAAATCCTTGATCACGGCGCAGGGGCAATGATTGAGACCCGCTTACAAAATGGGGCCGCTGTTCTTTGGAACCATAACTCTGATGTTCAGATCGGGGTGGTGGAACGTGCATCGGTCGATACAGATCGGCGGGGGCGCGCAACCTTGCGGTTTGGTCGATCCGCCAGAGCCGAGGAAATTTGGGCTGATATCGTTGACGGTGTTATCCGGCATGTTTCGGTCGGTTATTTTGTTCGCGCCATCAATACCGAAGAGCGCGAAGGCGAGCCCGACAAGGTGACAATCACCGAGTGGGAGCCTTACGAAATTTCATTGGTCAGTGTGCCAGCCGACGCATCTGTCGGTGTCGGCCGCTCGGCGGGGGAACCGCCAGAGGAAGGCGAGGATAACCCCTCGGATACTGGCATCCAAATCACGCGCCAATCAACACAAGGAATCGGCAACATGCTCGAACAAATTCTACGCGACGCCGCAGGCAACCTTGTCCGTGCAAAAGTCGATGAACAAGGCAAAATCGTTGAAGTTCTCGAAGTGCTGGAACGCGCTGCCGCAACACAGGCCCTTGTCACGCAAGGGCAAGCTGCAGAACGCACCCGCACCGCTGGTCTGCTGGAGCTGGGTGAACAATACGGGGCCCAGTCCTTGGCCGCCGAGTTCATTCGTGACAACGCCAGTGTCGAAGATTTCACCCGCCGGCTGCTCGATCATGTCGCCGAGAATTCAGGTGCCAGCAATCGCGCCCTTGATGACGACGCCGGCGTTGTAGGCCTGACCGATGAAGAGGCCAGCAATTTCAGCTTCCTTCGTGCGTTTCGTGCATTGGCGGATCCGGCCAATCGTGCGGCGCAAGAGGCCGCCTCGTTTGAATTTGAGGCGTCCCGCGCCGCTGAGCAATCTTCGAACCGCACCGCGCAGGGCATCATGGTTCCCGCCGATGTAATGCACCGCGCCTTGAATACGGGCACCGGTGGGGCCGCTGCCGGTGATACTGGTGGGTTTACAATTGCCACAGATTTGATGGCCCAATCCTTCATCGAAATGTTGCGCAGCCGCTCGGTTTTATTGGGGCTTGCGACACCTATGGGCGGCCTGGTCGGGAACGTAGATATCCCGGGCCAAGCCTCTGGTGCGACCGGCTACTGGCTTGGCGAAGATGATGACGCCAGTGAAGGGGCCCAAGATCTGCGCCAAATTGGCATGAACCCAAAGACGGCCGCCGCCTATTCCGAGATCACTCGCAAAATGATGCAGCAAACCTCGATCGATGCCGAGGCGTTGGTTCGCCGCGATCTGGCCCGCGCTTTGGCCCTCACAATGGATTTGGCCGGTTTCTACGGCACAGGTTCTGCAAACCAACCGCTTGGCATCAAAAACCTTGCGGGTATCAATGCGGTTCCATTTGCCGGGATCCAGCCAACTTTTGCAGAGCTTGTGCTGCTCGAAACCGAAGTGGCATCCGACAACGCCGATGTGGACTCGATGGCATACATCGGCAACGCAAAGTTCCGTGGTCACTGCAAAACAACAGAAAAGTTTGCGGCCTCCTCTGGCGCGACAATCTGGGAGCCGGGCGGCACGGTCAACGGCTACAACGCCGAGATCACCAACCAAGTCGCGGACGGCGATGTCTTCTATGGAAACTTCGCCGACATGATTGCGGGTATGTGGGGCGGTCTCGACCTGACGATCGATCCTTACTCGAATTCGAAGAAGGGCCGGTTGCGCATCGTGGCCTTCCAAGACATCGATTTTGCCCACCGCAACGTCGAGAGCTTCGCCTACGGCAAGAAGCCCACCGCCTAACAACAGTTGGGGCGGTTGAGCGCCTCGACAATCTTTGAAAAGGAGCCCGCAATGGCGGACAAACAGATTAAACTTAAGATCACCTCGGCGATTGTCATTGGTGGTGAAATTATTGTTGCCGGCACAACTGTTACCGTCGCCGAGGCCCTTGCAAAAAATCTGATGCATCGCGGCCGCGCAGAATTGCTGACGGCATCTGGCAAGGGCGGCGGCGAAAAATCCGTGGCCGAGCTTAAGGTCATTGCCGAAGGGCTGGAAATCGACGGTGCAGCAAACATGAAAAAGGCTGAGCTGATCGAGGCGATCGAGGCGGCTCAGTCCGAATAACGACATGCCCCACCCCACCTGGGAGGACCTCTCCGAATTTTTCGATCCCGATGAGTTTGCCACAACAGCAACCATCACCCGGGCTTCGGAAACTATTGGGGAGGTCCTTGGCATTTTTGATGACCCCAATCATGTGACTGGTCTTGGCGAGTATGATCTCGATCATCCGGTCCCTAAATTTATCTGTGCCGAAGCCAGTGTTGTGGCCCTGAAACGCGGTGATGTCGTCACGATCGAGGGCAAAGATTTTGATCTGATCGAAGAGCCAAAACTGGATGGCACCGGCATTGCCACGCTCATTCTGGGCAATCCCAATGTGATCTACAATGCTGGCCTTTGATATTGATGACAGGCGTATCAACGCTATTGCCGATGAATTTGCCGCCACCCCCAAACAGGTTGATATGGCCTATCGGCGGGCTATGAAACGAACCGCAGGAACGCTTCGTCGAATAGCGACATCAGGCCTGAAAACCGAACTGGGACTGCGCAACACCCAAGCCTTGCGGCGGCGTATCAAAGAATATCGGATCGGGGGGCAGCGTGGGCGCGGTGTTCGGCTCTGGTTCGGAGCCAATGATTTACCATTATCAGCATTCAAAGGCCGCGCACAGAAAACAGCCTCCGGCGTCAAATTTGGGGGCATCACGATTCACGGCGCGTTTCTGGCAAAACGCGGCGGCAAGCGGGGTGTGTTCCGGCGTGTGGGATCCTCGGCCTTCCCGATTGCCGAGGTGCTGATGCCGGTCGCTGATCGCATCATGGTTTTCATCGAGGACAATGTTTTCGTGGATTTGGAAGCCATATTTTTCAAGAACTTCGCCGCCGAGATTAGGGCGCGAACCATATTCGGAGTGGGCGGATGACTGATTTTATCGATTTGGGCGTAGCGTTGGATACAGTTGTCAGCCAATTGGCGGCCCAATTTCCGACGATTAAGACGGTTGCCGCCGAGGATGAAAGCCGAAATGAGCTGCCCGTTCCTGCCTTGATCATCCAGTTCAGCGAAATCGAGCCTGACCCCGATGCAGATCCCCATACCGGACAGTTCCCTTGTCGGTTGCGGGTTGAAGCCCGTATTGTTTTAGGTCACCGCACACCAAAGGTTCGGCGGGAAGTCATCAAGGCCGCCGGTGCAATCGCCAGCTTTGTTCACAGCAACCGTTTGGGTGTGAAATGGGGCGCTGCGGTCGTAATCGCCGTCGAGCCTGACGAGTTTGCGCCACTGGCAGACACCTTCGATATCTGGCGCATCGAGTGGGCCCACAGCCTCAATCTCGGGGAATCTTACTTTGTTGACGCTGGGATCACCCCAACCATCGTCTTGACGTCATGGGCGCCAGAGATCGGCATCCAGCACGAAGGCGCATATGTCGCCGAGGATATTTGATGTCAGATTACATGCTTTCCGAAATCTTGCGCCGGCTCGAACGCATGATTGTTGTGACCACAGTTGTCGATCTTGATCGCGCCACCGCTAAAGCAAAACTGAACGACTACCGGCAGATGCCGGTAGGTTCCCGTTTGGAATGTAATTCCAGATACTGAAGTATCACATCGTCCGTGACATTTCCGCTGGTGGTCGAGAAATATCCCCGCGCCCAAAACCGCTGACCCCAATAGCGTTTGCGCAACTCTGGAAATTCGCGT